GTTACCACCTCTGACGGCATGAAAATTGGCGTAGGCTTCAAGTTCTAAAATGATTGGGTTTAAAGACTTCCTCTCCGTCGTATCTGAGACTTCTCCCTTAAACGGGGAGGAGTCTTTAGCCCTATCTGAAGTACTGACTTTCCAAGGCAGACGTAAGAAAGCAATCCAAGCTAAGCGCTACAAGCAGAAGCTTCAGCGTCAAAGAAAGATTGCACTAAAGCGTCCTGCCACACTTGATAGATTAAAAAAACGTGGTCGTAGAACTGCTACTGATGTTATCACTAAGAGATTCTATGGTGGTAAGAGTAAGAAGGGTATGACCCACGCACAAAAGTCCCGTATTGAAAAGCGTATCGCTACTAAGCATCAACCTGCAATGTCTAGAATCTCTAAGAGACTTCTGCCTAGTAAGAGAAAGCTTGACGTAGCTAGACGCCAAGGTAAGCCACGTCCTAAAACTCCAGGAATGTACTAATTATGATTAACGGTTTTAAGCAATATCTAGAAGAACAGTCCTCCGTAGGTTATCTTGTCTTTGGACGATTTAATCCACCGACGACTGGTCACGAAAAGCTACTAGATAAGTTAGCTAAGACCGCAAAGGGAAAAGACTACTTTGTCTTTACATCTCAGTCCTCCGATGCTAAGAAGAATCCACTAGACTACCAGACTAAAGTCAAATTCATGCGTAAGATGTTCCCGAAGCATGCACGGAACATTATCATGGACTCCTCTATTAAAGTCGTATTAGATGCTGTGATGCACATTCAGAAGAAAGGATACAAGAACCTGGTAATGGTTGTTGGGTCTGATCGTGTGCAGCAGTTTAATGATCTTCTTAAGAAGTACAACGGAGTAGATTCTAAGCACGGTAAGTACGAGTTTGATACGATTAAGGTCGTATCTGCTGGTGCACGTGATCCTGATTCGGACGATGTGTCGGGTATGTCCGCTTCGAAGCAGCGTGAGAATGCAAAAAACAATGATTTCCGTAAGTTCGCAATGGGTTTACCCAAGGGAGTAACTGACAGCTTAGCTAAGGACTTATTTAACGCAGTCCGTAGGGGGATGAAACTCAATGAGAATAGGTCATTTGCTCAGCATGTTATGCTGGCGCCAGTTTCTAAAACACGTGAGAGCTACGTTAGCGGGGAATTATTCTCTATTGGCAGCCCGGTTAGGTTAAAAGAATCTACAGAGGTTGGAACCGTACAGCACCGAGGATCGAACTACCTGATCGTAGAGTTCAAAGAAGGGAAGAAAAGAGTATGGCTGGATTCCGTAGAAGAAGCGTGTTGGCCTGGATATACCCAGAAAGGTACCAAAATGAAGAACGGAAGAAACGTTCCTAACTGCGTACCTACCAACGAAGAACCTTACACCCCACAAGACCCCGATATTAAGGATAAGAAGGGTTCACAGCCTGCTACCTTCCATAGAGGTATTAAGTCCAAGTCTACAAAGTCTAAGCGTGATGCACACTTCAAGAAGATGACCAAGAGAAGAGACGACGATCCTAGCGCGTACAAGCCTGCTCCAGGTGATAAGACAGCTAAGACTAAAGAAAGTCCTTACACTAAAAAGTTCAGACAAATGTACGGAGAGTTTACCAGTGCTTAATTTCAAACAGTTTACTGCTATTTGTGAGAGCGCAGACGCTGCTCTTAAGGCAAAAGCAGATAAGAGTGGTTACCCACTTGGTATTTTAAAGCAAGTCTACAAGCGTGGAGTTGCTGCCTGGAAGGTCGGTCACAAGCCAGGTACTACCCCTCAGCAATGGGGTATGGCTCGGGTCAACTCCTTTATGACTGGGGGTCGTACTCGTGTTAAAGGGGATCCAGATCTTTGGGCAAAGGTTAAGGGGAAAGTTGGGAAATGAAATTTAAGCAGCTACACGAAAAGGCAACTTCTATTGCCCAGCAGAAGCTTATGGCGCTGGCTCTCCAGCACAAGCGTGGTGAGCTAGATTCAGATAAGGTTACTCCTGCAGTAGAGAAGCTTTCAAAGTCTATGAGTACAAAAGAGTTAGAGGACTTTGCTAAAACAAAGCATAAAGGTTTGCCTCAGAAGAAAGAAGATAATGAAATCTCTAACCGCTCTGCTGCTCTAAAGCCTCAGATGTACAACGATCCTATTACTGGTAAGAAGAAGGTACGGATGGTTCCTACCAAGACTAATATTGTTAAGATTAATGACCCAGACCCAGAAGACGTTAAAGAGGCACATGACCCTAAGCACGTCAAGATGGCTATCGGCGTTGCTTCTGATAAGCGTTACAAGCAAGGCAACTACAGCGGTGCAGTACGCGCCATTGAAAAGATTAAAAAGGGTTTGTCTAAGCACCCACAGGTTGCTGCTGTACTTAAAAGACAGAATGAAGCATTAGACGCAAAAGATACTGATACTGTTAAAGATGTATTGAAAGCCCTTAAAGGTGCTAGTAAAGCTCATGCTAAGCAAGCTAAGCAGCTAAAAAGGGATTTACAAGATTCTAAAACCCCTGGCGAGTACGACAACGAAGGCGAAATGGCTAAGAATCAGCTTAAGTCGATTCTGCGTGATGCCGAGCATATGATTAAGATGTTCGAGGACGAAGAGAATCTTCCTGAGTGGGTTCAGAATAAGATTACCAAGGCACAAGACTATCTCCAGTCTGCACACAGCTATATGATGGGGCAGGATAGCGAAGTAAAAGAATCCGTTAATGAAGTAGGATTCCAAGGTACTGCAGCAACAGCTTTAAGAGTTGGTGCACTCGGAGCAGTAGGTGGAGCAGCATATGCAGCTAAGAAAGCCAGAGATAGATTTGACCCGGTAAAAGTGGCTGATGCACGTAGAAAACGTGATGAAAAGAAAGCCGAGCAAGATAAGGCTAGACAAGAGCTAGATCAACGTAAGCAGTACAGACAGAAGCTTCGTGACATGCAGCGTAAGCAAAGAGAAAGGCAGGCATCAAAATGAAGTCATTCGGTTGTTACATCGACGAACCACCTCTAGTAGAGGCAGCGGAATATCAGGGTAAGAAGGTTAAACTTAACGATCCGTTCCGTGCTCCAACTGGCGGTAACCATAAGTTCTACGTTTACGTTAAGAACGAAAAAGGAAACGTTATTAAGCTGGGATTCGGCCAGCCGGGTCAAGAGATTAAGCGAGACGATCCTAATCGCCGTAAAAGTTTTAGAGCCAGACATCACTGTGATACTAACCCAGGTCCAAAGTGGAAGGCTCGCTATTGGTCATGCTATCAGTGGAGATCAGGAGCAAAGGTAGACAACTAATGGCAACTAACGCAGAGCGCATGGATCGAATTGAAAGTAAAATTGATAAGCTCTCTGAAGTTCTCGTCCAAATGGCAAGGGTTGAAGAGAAACTGATTAATCAAGAAGAAGATCATAAGATCCTAAGAAAAGATATTTACGAACTATATGATAAAGTAGGTGATATGGAAAAAGTGGTTCAAAAGAACCAGATAACAGTAAATATTATAAATAGAATCAGTTGGATAATCATTACAGGCGTGGTGGGTGGTTTCGGCACCTTAATCACCTACCTGTTCAATAAGTAAGGAATAAAAAAATGTCTGTTAAATCTATGCGTAAAGCCTTGATGGAAATGGCACAGAATCAATCAGAGGCAGTGGCTTATAATACAAAAGCTTCTAAATCTCGCTCGGATGATAGAAGAGAAACAAATTCTCGTATGTTGAAGAGAGATTTTAATAAAAGTGGAATTAGTCATACCCATTCAACAAAAACTGGACCTGATGGCTCCAAGCACGATCACTTTGATATAGGTAAACATACTAAAGTTATAAGTACTCATAATAGTTACAAAGTTCTTCATAAGGGTAAAGAAACTCATTATCAAGGCGACCCCGAGCATAGGGATAACCGAAACCGGGTTATAGACAAAGTTTTACATCATATAGGACAAAATGAGTCTGTCATGGAAATGGAACAGAATCAATTAGATGAAGCTGCAACTGTGACCCATAAGTTCTATTCAATTAAGCATTGGAAAAACGGCGATCCAAAATTTGATCAGCTTGATCGACATCTAGGGAATCATGAATATAAGCACTCATCTCTTGGGAATATTGCTAAGACCAGACCTGATCATCATATCGGTATTCCGAAAAAGGCTACAGCAGCAATTAGGTTTATGGATAAACACGCTAAAGGCGTAAACGAGTCGGTAGATGAAGCTGCAACTGTGACCCATAAGTTCTATTCAATTAAGCATTGGAAAAACGGGGATAGCCGTTTCGATAAGCTTGATCAACATCTAGGGAATCATGAATATAAGCACTCATCTCTCGGCAATATTGCTAAGACCAGACCTGATCATCATATCGGTATTCCGACAAAGGCTACATCTGCTATCAAGTTTATGGATAAACACGCTAAAGGCGTAAACGAGTCCGTTGAACGTGCTGCATGGGTGCCAGAGTCGATCCTGGATGACGACGTATCGCACTTTATGGGTGCTGCTGCAGCTGCTAAGAAAGCTGGTAAGTCCCACTTTAACTTTGGTGGTAAGAAATACAAAGTCACTATGAAGAGTGACGCTGCTAAGAAGATCGGCGAGTCTGCCGAATGCCCTACATGCAGAGACGGCGAGTGCCAGTGCGAGCAGCCTGTACAAGAAGCAAAAATCTCTGAACTTAGCTCAAAGACACTTTCTAGTTATATTAAGAAATCTGCTGCAGATGCAGGTTCTAAAGCTTGGGATGCCGGTCGAGGTGAGCATGATAAATTGGGCAAATCATTGGGTCGTCTTAGAGGCATTGAAAAAGCCACCGACAAATTAGCAAAAAGAGCTAAGAAAAATAAATCTAGTAAAGAAGAGTCTGTAGAAGAAAACTACACAGACAAGCAGGATGCTTCGTACCGCGATGAGCCTACACCAAAGGGTGCACAGAAGAGATTAAAGGCTCTTCATAAGAAGGCTCTTGCATACCGTAAGAAGCACGGTGTATTTCCTAGTGTACGCAAGAAGCAGAAAGCAATTGCTATGAAAAAAGGTAAGTCGGATTTAAAGTTTGAATCTGTAGAAGAAGCTACTAAGGCTACTGCACAGCACAAGCCTACTGCAGAAACTTCTGACACCTGGGATAAGCAGCTTGCTACCCGTAAGGGAGAAAAAGAGTTTATTGATAAGCACGAAATGGATGTCGCTCTCGATGCTGAGAAGATGTACGACCAGAATAAATATGAAGCAATGAAAAAGACACCAGTTCGTAACGGTGATAAGACAGACGGTGATAAGAAGGTGGTTAACCCGCTTTCCACTGATATGGTAACCGGCATGAGAAAGGCTCTTGCTCAAATGAAACTTTCTGGAGAATAAGAATATGATTAAAGCACCTAAAGGCGCTCCAAACGCAGTACCTACCCCTAGGGGATGGATGAACGGTGACAAGTTGATTGTTAGTAGATCACTTAGCACTGATCAAATTACAGAGTGGAAGAGAGCACACGGAAACAAAGTCGCGACAGCAACTACTAGCCCAGCTCCGATTAAGGAACCTGCACCAATCATCGAAGCTGATCCAGTAATCGAAGAAGCAGCTCCTACTGCAGAGCCTCTCATCGAAGCTGATCCTGAAGCAAATGACTGGTCTTCCATGACCAAGGCAGAGCTCGTTGAGTGGGGCACTGAGATGGGTGTAGATTTGGATATGTCCATGACAAAAGCTGAAATGGTTTCTCTCTTGGAGGGATAATCCCTTTATAATGAAAATATTTAATGAACATGTTGACGTAACTGAAGAAAACTACATTATCGTCGCAGCACAACATTATAGCAATCCCCAGTGCTCTACTACTGAAGAGTTTTATGAGGACTTGAATAGAATCAAGTATATCAAAAGACTCATTAATCGGTATCATGAGACTGGGGATTTGTCAGATAGATTACTGATGAATCATATTATTGTATTCTGTAACGTCTTTACTATTCCTATTGGTATTAAGATAATGGCGTTGAAGCTAGAATATAAATACTGGTCAGTAATAAAAGCATTTCTGGTAAAACTTAAGTATATTTTACCAGATGATCTAACCGGGATCGAAATGGATCCTAAAGTAATAGAAGTTTTAAGGAAGATCTAATGGCAGTATCTACAATTGCTGATACCATTTACACCTATAGATTCTTAAAACTCTTGGTGACTCCATTTCGTGAGACCGAGGCGTTTAAACTCGGCATCATCGATGAAACCGGTAAAAGAATTAAAGATAAGAAGATCGAGAATCAGGAAGAGCGTAATGCTTTC